CCAGAAGGCGCAGATGCAGGGCGGTGGAGGGGAGCAGAACATTCACACCACCGTGGAAATCGATGGTCGCGTCCTCGGGGAGTCGGTGGACACCTACCTCATTCGACAAAAGGAGCGCGGGCTTGAGTATTCTAATCGTGTTCGCCAGGAGTTTGTCTGATGCTTACTGCCTTCTTCCTTACCGACAAGTTCAACGGGAACATCGCCCTCCGTTCCAACTTCTCAGCGGTTCCCTCACAGGACGGAAACGACGTGACCAACGTCTCGGATCCCCGCCCTCGAGTTCGGTGGATCTGCGGAGCCGACACCACCGCCGAGAGCAGGGGCCTAGGTCTCTTCACGGTGGACGCCGGAAACAAGTACATCGAGATCAGCGCAACGCCATCGGGGACCATCACCACCCTCACCCTCACAAACGGCCTCTACTCGGCAGAGGGTCTCGCGACCCACGTCACCAGCCTCCTAGCGGCGACGGCATACTCTGCCTACACCTGCGTCTACCAGAACAGCGGCAAGTTCTACGTCGCCCAGGCCGGAGCCGGAACTGCTTACCTGCGCTGGAAGACGGGAACCCACGGGAGTGACGGCACGGGAAACTCGATGGCAAAGGAGATGGGCTTTTCGGACACTGCCGACCAGGCGACGTCCGCCCTCGCCGCAGAGCACCGGTACGACACCACAACGATGATCATGTTCGACAAGGGGAACAGCGATGCGGACCTGTTCGCCTGGCTTTGCGACGTGGATGTCTCTGGGGACGTTGACGACACCCTGGCAATCAAGATTTATGGAGCGGCGTCACCCCTAGCCTTCGACGTCGCCTCGTGGGTAGCGTCCGCAACCAAGACCTTGACCTTTTCGTCAGCCCCCACCTACTCAGAGAACCCCATCCGCCTGGCGACAAACGCAGGAGCCTACGCCAACGAGCAGCACTGGCTGTGGGTCTGGCGTCACCAGGACGAGGTGCGCCGACACAAGGTCGGGCTGTGCAAGGCGTTCAATCGGACGTGGAGCGGGACCAGGACCGTCTCGACGCTGCGGGGTCATGGGATGCAGCAGCCACAGCGCGGGCTAGGGATCAACAACTACTACCCGGTCACGCAGCTCCGACGCTGGAACGTCCCGCTCACCTTCGACTCGTGGGGGGCTGCGGACTACCGCACCGTCATTCAGGGGGTGGTTCGTCACGGCAAGGCAGACGGCCTCCTCTGGGCTCTCCGGTGGGATGACATCGCAGACTCGACCGTGGACGCCAACGACGAGGCAGACAAGGGGTTCCTCGTCTGGGGGGCTCTTCAGGACTACTCCCTCGACTCCTTCGTCGGGGAGGGTGCGGACTATATGTCTGGCTCTCTGAGGATTGAGCAGATCCGCTAATGCCCATCGACTGGACGACCAGAGAGAGGGCTCTCTCCCTCGCCTACCTGATCGAGGGCACCTATCACGATGAGAATGGCGTGAAGCGCCTGGTCCACTGGTGCGGCCCAAAGGCTCGGGTGGGCAGTGGGCTGTCTGTTCCGGTGCCTATTTATGCCGGGCAGAGGGGGGCTCTTACCCCGGTCTGGGAGGCTCGTGTGACTCGTGCCTCTATGGACATGAACATGGGGAACCTCGACCAGACCATCTCGGCTATCTCTGACCTCACTTTCAACGTGGACATCTCCGGTGGCTCTCAGGCGTCGGCGCCGCCGGCCGGGGATCTGCGCCGGGACATCGTTTTTGGTCGATGGAGAAACAAGGAGTGTCGGGTCTGGGTCCTCGACCTGGACACCCTAGACACTCAGATCATGGGGAAGGGGGCCTTTGATCGGAACCCAAGCTCGATTGGGCCAGGTCTTTTCCAGATCACGGTGGACATCAGTCCGATCTTCCCCGCCAACCTAGATTGGCCGCAGGGGCGCATCCCGCTAAACACCAACGGCTTCACGTTTGACTCCGCAGGACAAATCCAACACATCTTCATCCCGGACATTTACATGCTCAACCCGGATCAGGCTGGGAAGTATACCGGGGTGGTCTTCGGGGACGGCGGGATTGCCGGCGCCGACTACGTCTGGAAGGAGTTAATCCCCTACGGGCGACAAATCTATACCACCTCCCCAGTTCGCTGGCGGGTCTTTGCCTGGGTCTCGCCGCAGAAGAACTGCTTTGTCGAAGAAGTCTATTTTGAGAACGCAGACGCGAACATGGCGGTGACCAAGGTTACTGCGGGCCTGGAGACGTTTGAGAATGATGATCCGGCGAAGGGTCCACTCGGTACCTGTGTTCGATTTACGGTGACCGACGCTCTGGTCCCAACCCAGTCATTTGACTGGTGGTCGGGTATTGGGTGTCGGGCTGTTGCGCGGGTGACAGGTCCGGTCTCTGGGCAGCACGATTACTTCCAATACAGCGAGGTTGTCGGTGGCAACCCCGTCTCCGTATACGCGCGAACGGGGCCAGTCCGGTCCCAGGTCTGGACCGTCATCTCGGACGCGATTACAGACCCCTCGATGATGAACCTCACTGGCGTTCTGGGGACTGGCGCAATCGCGGACTTCCAGAACACGGTGCCGACGATGAGCCCAGCCACCGACACCCCCTTCTTTGCCGCCCTAGCCTGCGTTGTTCCTCGCGAGATTACGGACAGGCCAATCACAGCTCGCGAGGCATTCGGCTCTCTGGCTCAGTTCTTCCCCTTCGACTTCGCCCAGCGGTACGATCCGGCGACAGAGGACTGGCGGGTGTATCCCGTTTGGAGATCAGCGTTCACCACGCCCCCGGCATACGTCTTCGGCGTGGAGGACATGTCGAAGACAGACCCCCCGGCAATCACTCAGTACGACAACCCGGACGGCAGCTACGCCAACAATGTCGTTGTCACAACACCCGGTTACTACGGGGTTCCTACGCCATCCGCGACCAGCCCAACCCCCGAGCTGCTTCCCATCAAAAAAGAGAAATTCCAGCACGTAGACGTGTTTGAGCAGACAGCCGCCCTCGAGGCCGACGAAGTAGTTGCCAGCCTGGAAATGAAGCACTGGCTTCACTACGGATTTGTGGGCAATGGTGCGGCTGCTTGGACTATCGGTGAGGAGCGATCTCAGCCCCAACGCACCGTCCAGGCGACCCACGGGGTTCGGTCCTTCCGGGTGGAGATGGGCACGGCTATCCAGTACGAGATGGTTGGGATCAATTCTGATGTGGGAATGGTCCGCAAGATGCGCTATGACTTCGACCTGCAACAGGTGCAGATCACGAGCTACCACATCGACCACAGCACGCGACGGACGACCCAACATGGCGACAATATCGCCAACAACCATGGTCCGGACACTGATGTCCCCGACCCTGACTGATAGAGTGGCTTAAAGGAGTTCAACATGCCCGGTGGTATTAGCTATATCGGAGACCTCGTCGTCGTAGAATCTGGCGGCGAGATCACATCTCAAGCCATCGGCAACAAATCGCTGAAGAGCACCTGTGCCGACGACGACACCATCGAAGTGAACAGCACCACAGGGGTGCTCCAGATCAAAGAGGCCGGGGCGTCGAAGGCCAACGGGGTCCAGCGGGCCGACATGGGCAAGACTGCGGGCTTTTGGATCCGGGGTGCTCTGACTGCCAGCGACTCGGCCGGCGGCGTATTCTCCGAGGAAAACACCTACGGCACCGATCTGGTCATAACCAGGGTTCTCATTGCCTTGACGACCGGAGCCTCTGGGGCATGCAAGCTCGATGTCGGGATAGCAGCCGACGGCACCACTCTTGCCGCGACGCTGATCGACGAGGTTGACTTGGCAGACGCGGGGGTGTTCGACAACATCACCAACAAGGGCTCGGCAGGGGCATCCCTGATCAAGTTTGCTAACGGGACCTTCTGCAACGCGAGCGTCTCCAATGGGAACAGCGCGGGCATTGTCGGAAGCTACGCGATCCACTGCATTGACATTCTTTCCTGACGGCTCGCGAGCACCGTCAGCCAACAGCCAGAGGAGACTCGAATGGCAACCTCCCTCCCGGTCTACTACACGCACAAGATCCAGGTCGCGCTGACTAACGGAACCAGCGCAGTCACGGAACTGACCAACATCCCCGACAGCGTGCGGCTGCGGGCGCTGTCGATCAACAACACCGACGGCTCCCCCGCCGGAATCTGCGCGGTCAGCTTCTACGCTGACGGCGACGGGGATATCTACCTGGGGAAGGTGTCGGTAGCTGACTTCAACCAGACGGACCAGACCTACAACGACGTCGATCCGGCGGCGGTTGGGACCAGCGGCTTCTACGTGACCTACACCGGGGACTCCTCTTCGAACACCCAAGAGGTGATCTTCGCCTACATGTTCGAGGTGCTCGCCTCGTGAACAAGGACGTTGCCCTAAAGGTCGCCCTGTGGGCTATCCCAGTCCTATTCGGAATGGGAGCGCTCTATCAGACCGTTCTCGGCTCGTCGGCTGACGTCGTCGAGGTCCAGTCTGAGCTCGACTCTCACGAGGCCCTGGAGTCGCACCCCGTAGGGGGGGCCAAGATGGAGATCATCCTCACCGAGCAGCGGACCATCCGAGACGAGCAGAAGATCCAGGGGCAGAACCTGGCGGCAATTTGCTCAGCCACAGGGGCGAGCTGTAAGTGAGACGGGGGCACGAGGGGGAGGGGGTCCGCGCCTGGCAGGAGTTCCTGACCGCTGGGGGGCACCTCGAGCCCGGCGCCTCGGGCCTATTCGACCTCGAGACGGAGACTGCTACCCGCTCATTCCAGGCCCTCGAGCGCCTCGGAGCGGATGGGATTGTTGGGCCGAGGACGCTGGCCGCAGCGCGTGCCCACGGCTTCATTGAGGTCTACGTCTTCGACCCGCTCGTAGTGAGGACTGCTAAGGCCCTCGGCATCCCCGTCGAGCTGATGGAGAGTTTCCGCCTGGTCGAGTCAGGCGCACAGGCCAACCCTCGAGCTGTGAGATTCGAGCCTCACTTGGCCCACCGTAAATTGGGAGCCCGAGCTCGAGACATTCCCTACACCCGCCAGAGCTCGACCCGCGCCTGGTCTCTGGTCAAGTCAGAGACGAACCGGGCAGCCTTCGACCGAGCCCTGGCGATGCACTCTGACGAGGAGTGGCAGAGGGCGATCATTGAGTCCGCGAGCTTCGGCCTCTTCCAGGTGCTAGGCAGTGGCCTGATCGACCTCTTCGGCGTCTCCGATGCCGTGCCGGCCTTTGACGAGTCCAGCTCTGTGGTGAGCTTCGCACTCGTCAGCGGTTGGTTTAGGAAGACCCCCTCTGCACTCGCTGCGGCCCAAGCAGATCCGCCGGATATCCGCACCCTCGTGAAGCGGTACAACGGCAACGGCCCCAACGTGGATAACTACGTTCGCAAGATCACCGACGCGCTTTTGCGCGTGAGGGGGTTGGGGTGACGAAGCAGTGCGAGCTGGACAACGAGAGCATCGGGATCCTGTGCATCATCGGCCTGGTGGTGATCCTGATCCTGATCCGAGCCTGCATCCCGCCGGAATGGCACCACCCATCGGAGCGCCCAGCGACGCCCCCAGAGAGTCTCTACAAACCAGGAGGAAGATAACCATGAATGCCAAGTGGAAGAGCCGGAAGCTACTGATCACCCTGATCGTGATCCTTGTAATCGCGGGCTCAGACCTCGCCGGCCTCGGCCTCGAGGAGCAGACAGTCGATTCTATCCTGAAGGCAGCTCTCGGTCTCATCGGAGCGCAGGGCCTTGTCGATACTGCCGGAGCCTTCGCCGCCGGCCGCAAGGTCGCGGACGCCGTCAAGGACGTCGAGGGCGAGCTCGGTGAGTAAGCAAGCGCGGAGGATGCAGAAGCGAGCGGACGCCGCCGCGTTCCTGGAGCAGCACTCTGGCCCGGTGATGTCCATGCTCGTGGACGTGATCGGAGACCTAGCCCCAGAGGTCGAGGGGCTTACTAACTTCGAGCAGGACGCAGCCTACGCCGCTGAGCTCGCCTACCGTTTCTCACAGCTCATCCCAGGCGATGCCCTCGCCCGTGAGATCGCAAAGGTGGTTGGGTTCTTCGTTGCGCTAGCCGCGATCGGGATCTACCGGAGCATCGTCAGGCGGGAGAAGCTGCGAGGCAAGCGCCTCGATATCTTGCGCGACCGGCTCGAGACGCGAGGCCCGAAGATGGCGAAGGCCGCGAGGGCTCGCCTCGGCCGGCGGATCAAGCGACTGGAGAGCAAATGACAAGCCGAGCCAGAAAGTCCCTCACCGCAGTATTCCTGGTCCTGTTGGCAGCAGCTCTGGCCTGGTTCGGGCGAGGAGATGGCGAGGATCTGGCCCCTGACGACGACGACTCAGCCGCCTTAGCGGATGACGACGATAGCGGAGACGACGATAGCGCCCAGTGAGCATCCTCCATCCCCGCTCTACTGGCGCTTGCGTGACCGGAATTGATCACCGGAGCGCAAACAGAAACGCGCCCCTTGACCTGAGTGACCGGATGACCCGGAGCACAGGACCCAAGGGGCGCGTTCTCTGTCTCTGTCTTAGTCTTCGTTGAGTACCTGGAGCAGCACGATCGCCCTGTCTTCGTCTGGGAGGGACCTCAGCGCCCGCACCAGTGACTCGATGAGATCCGCCCTACTCTCTAGGTGTGCCAGCGCCTCGGCCTCGCTTCCCAGAATGCTTAGGGCGGCGACGATCCGTGACTCCTCCGCTGCATTCCGGGCCTGAGATAGGCAGATCCTGAGAAGCCCGACGGCGCTGCGTCGGCTAAGGTAGGTCGTCACTGGCGCGACCCCCGATAGAGGACGGGCGCCCCGACCCGCCGCCACTCGTGCCAAGCCTCAACGCACTTCGCGCAGAGGACGCCGCCGACCGCCTGGGGGGGCTGCTTCTGGTGCTGCTGAATTTGACAGAACGTCCCGCTCTCGTTGTCCTCTTCCGTAAAGGTGGCGAGGCAGCGGAAGCAGGAGGGGAGGACCAGGGCTCGGTCGAGGAACCCCTTCAGGCTCCGGGCGCTCGTGGTGTTCGTGATTGAATTGCCGTTCATGGTTCGTTCCTTCGTGGGGGGTTAGGTGAGCCCTTCCCCCCCGATAGGCTCGGGGGGGATTCGCCGGGGCTCGCGACTAGGACCGCCTGATCGGGCTTGGAACGAAAGGCGCGGACCCGATCAAGGTCCGGTGCGAAGGACCGCGCCTCGACCCTAGAAGGGTATTTCTGCGATGTCTTCTGCGTCCCCCTTCGGCTCTGCGGTGTCAGCCGGCCGATCCGCGTCGTCGGGCCATGAGTTGGGGTCATCCTCTGGGAAGGTGGGCACACCAGAATTCTGGCTCGCCTGGATCAGCTCGTTGATGTAGACGTTGATACGGTCGCCCTTCGTCTTCTTCGTGACCATCACTACCGAGTTGAGAATGTGGAGCCCCGTGGGGCCAGTCCTCTTAGTCTCAGGGTCAAGCAGCCCACCCATGATAGGGGGAACCTCACCCAGCACGCGGAGGAGATCCTGCCGCGCCCAGCCAACCTGCTTGGCTCGGTAGTCTTCGTCGTCCTGCCGGCGTCCGAGCGGGGCAGACAAGCGCACGAGGATGCGCCCATCGAAGAGCCCCCCCTGGACGGCGAAGGTCCACTTCATCCAGAGGTCGCCCTTCTGCGACTCGAAGCAGTCGAAGGATACAATCCGGGCGCGGTGCTCTCCGTCAGGGACGGAGGGATCACTCTCGCCAGAGGTGGATCCAGTTCGGACATCAGGGACCTTGTCCCACAGTGAGTAGTAGCTGTCGTCGGAGTTCATTTCGTTTCCTTTCCTTCGCCAAAGGCGTTGTCAAATTCGCGGACCAGGGTCGGGAAGTCCGCGGGGATAATGGGGGGAAGACAGCGCCCCGGAGTTCCGCGCCCCTTGGCTTCGATGCGGAACTCTGGCGTGTCCGTTGCTTGGGTTCGCAGGTAGCGCCGGCCGTCGGTCTCGTCAATGAACAGGTGGAAGACGAAGTCAACCGCGGGGAGGAGGTTATTCTTCCCCGTGTTCTGCATATTGATGCTGACCATAGAGCGGCCAGTCTCGACGGGCGTCCCGTTCCGGCGCTCCGTCATCGGCACCACCTTCTCATGGCAGAGGAATACGGGCATAAGCTTGCGCCCGTCCACGGCGGTAAGGTTGATGACGCGGTAGACGAAATTGCGCCACCGAATCTTGAGCAGCTCCCACCCCTTTCCTCGTGCCGCCTCGCCAACCGTTTGTACGCCCAGCTCGCGGCAGACGGAGTCGCAGCAAATGTCGTAGGCGCGGTCTGCCGTGTCGATAGAGACGGTGTCAAAGGCGTGCTCTTCCGTCTCGAGGGCCTTCAACACGCCGTCGAGTTCGGCCCAGG